AGTACGAAAAATCACAACAAGGTGGGGGCGGAGCCCAAGGTAAAATGTCACAAGACGAAAGAATGAAAAAGTATTTCGCTTGTATCCTTTCTGACAAAGAGAAATCAGGACAACGTAGAATACGTATCCTACCAACACCAGATGGTTCTTCACCATTCAAAGAAGCATGGTACCACGAAATTCAAGTTGGTGGTCAATGGAACAAATTTTTTGACCCAGGAAAAAATGACAACGAACGTTCACCTTTGAATGAGGTTTACGAAGAGTTGATGTCTACGGGTAAAGAATCTGACAAAGAATTGGCGAAACAATATAAGTCTCGTAAGTTTTACATCGTTAAAGTTATCGACCGTGATAACGAAGCTGATGGTGTTAAATTTTGGAGATTTAAACACAACTACAAGAATGATGGTATCTTAGATAAAATCATTCCGATTTGGAGAAACAAAGGTGATATTACTGACCCTGAAAAAGGACGTGACCTTATTATCGAATTAAGTAAATCTAAAACACCTGCAGGTAAAGAATACACAAGTATTTCTACAATCATGTATGATGACCCAACTCCAGTTCATGAAGACAAAGTTCAAGCTAACGCTTGGATTAATGACGAGATGACTTGGTTGGATGTATATTCTAAAAAACCTGTTGATTATCTTGAAGCAATCGCTCGTGGTGAAACACCAAAATGGGATTCAGATAAGGGTGGATATGTTTATGAAAACGCATCTCAAGAAACAACTACTATCGGTGGTAAAAAATCTACAGAAAAAGTTGAAGAAGTTGACCCACAAGCTGACGCTGAGGTTGATACAGAATTACCTTTCTAATAAACTAAACACATTATGTGTGGTATCGTTATGGTACCACACATAATTTATATTAAGTAATATGGCAATTAAAAAGAACGATTTCAGTTCAGTTAAAAAGAAGTTTTCCACTTCTGCAAAATATAAACCACAAAGATTTTTTGACTTAGGTTCTGATTTCTTGGATGCTGTTGGATTACCTGGTCCGGCTATTGGACATTTGAATATGTTCTTGGGTCACTCTGATACGGGAAAAACAACTGCTTTGGTTAAAACTGCGGTGGATGCTCAGAAAAAAGGTATATTACCTGTGTTTATTATTACGGAACAGAAATGGTCTTTTGAACACGCAAAACTTATGGGTTTTGATTGTGAAGAGGTTGTTGATGAAACTACGGGTGAAGTTGATTGGGATGGATTTTATATCTTCAACAATAACTTTAACTACATCGAACAAATTACAGATTATATCAATTCATTATTGGATGCACAAGAAAAGGGTGAATTAGATTATAGTTTATTATTCTTATGGGATTCTGTTGGTTCAGTTCCATGTAAAATGACATTTGAAGGTAAAGGTGGAAAGCAACACAACGCATCAACACTTGCTGACAAAATTGGTATGGGTATTAACCAACGTATTTCAGGTTCACGTAAAGCGGATTCAAAATATGAAAACACTTTGGTTATCGTTAATCAACCTTGGGTTGAATTACCTGATAATCCTTTTGGTCAACCAAAAATTAAAGCAAAAGGTGGTGAAGCAATTTGGTTAAACTCATCTTTGGTATTCTTATTTGGAAATCAAAAGGGAGCGGGAACAACAAAGATTACTGCTACCAAAGACAAACGAAGTGTTAAGTTCGCTTCAAGAACAAAGGTATCTGTAATGAAAAACCACATCAATGGTTTGGGTTATGAAGATGGAAAGATTATCGTAACACCTCACGGATTTTTGGCGGGTAAGGATAGTGCTGAAGAAAAAGAATCTATTGAATCATACAAAAAAGAATATGCTGACTATTGGAAAGATATTCTTGGAATAAGTTCTTTAGATTTTGATTTGAAAGAAGAAAAAGAAGATTAGTTTTATTGTTACACCCTTTAAATCACGATTGTGATTAAGACATTATTAGTAGACGGAGATAATTTATTTAAAATAGGATTCCACGGAGTTAAAGATTTATTTAGCGACGGGGACCACGTGGGTGGTGTTTATCATTTTATAAACACCATTCGCAAATTCCTTGAGGAACACAACCACGATAAGGTAATTGTGTTTTGGGATGGTGATTCTAATTCATCAGTAAGGAAAGCTTTATATCCCCAATATAAAGCGAACAGAAGACAAGATATGAACGAGTATAAGTACGAGTCATATCTAAATCAAAAATCACGAGTTAAGGAATATCTTGAAGAAGTTTTTGTAAGACAGGTTGAGTTAATTAATAACGAAGCCGATGACCTTATTGCTTATTATTGTCAGATGGCAAAGGACGAGAATATTATTGTTTTTTCCTCAGATAAAGACCTCACACAACTTATCTCTGATAGAGTGACCATCTACTCCCCAAACGCAAAACAATACTTTAGACAGGGGGATATGATTACCCTTAACAAAGTTCAATTCCCTCACTATAATGTTTTATTATGTAAAATCTTGACGGGGGATAAATCTGATAATATTACTGGAATCGAGGGGTTAGGAGAAAAAACTTTAATTAAGTTTTTCCCTGAAATCACAAAACAACCTCTTAATGTAGAGGAAATTATGGGTTCAGCTCAGGTACTATCAGAGACCAACAAATCAAAAACTTTGTCAAATATTTTGACTGGTAAGACAAAAAGTGGTATATTTGGAGAACAATACTACAAAACAAACTTAAAGATTGTGGATTTATCCAATCCATTAATCACAGATGAAGGGAAAGAATTGGTATCACAAATCTTAACCGACACAATTGACCCCACAGATAGGGGATATCGTAATTTGATGAGGATGATGATGGACGATGGTCTATTCAAATATCTTCCAAAGAACGATGAGGCTTGGGTTGAATTCCTTAAGCCGTTTATGAAACTAACAAGAAAAGAAAAAAGAAACACAAACCAAAAGTAAAATTATGAAAGAGCAAGAAAGTACCAAGATGGAATTTCTATTGACGTTGAATGGCAACATTGTTGTTCAAAGATTTTTTAACGTAAGGGGATATAACCCTAATTCGAAGAACTCGAGTGAGTTGTATTCGTATGTTAAATCATTACAAGATGAGTTGGAGTATTATTTAAAAATGAAGACGGTAATCTATATGTTGGACTACCAAGATTCGATTGTAAATGACCCCGCAGTTATGGACACATCGTTCACCGATGGACCTGAAGATTTTAACATTTTCATCAAGTTGGGAGAACAGACAATTTGTCATAGAGTTTTTAACGGAAAATTATTTCCACCAAAAGTTCGTTATACGGTTGACGTACGACCAATTATCAAAGACGTTTTAAAGTCTTTAACTGACATTTTTTCAGACAAAAAATTAAGTTTTAATTTTTAGACTTTAAGGTAAGTAAGTAAATATTTAATAAAACAAGGGGAGAGAAAACGCAATATGAATAAGAATTTTGATTACTTAGGGAACACATTTCAGCTACAACTTTTAAACCAAATTATTGTAGACAAAGAGTTCTCTACCACAATTATGGACGTAATTGAGAGCTCATATTTTGATAACAAATACTTTAAAATCATCTTACAGATGGTTAAGGAGTATCACAAAAAATATGAATCTACTCCCAACTTTGAAACTCTTGAGCAGATTGTTAAATCTGAAATAACTCAAGAACTTGTTGCCAAGATTGTCTTGGACACATTAAAACAAATCAAAGATGCTCCCGATGAGGGAACATTATTTGTTCAAGAAAAAGCCTTGAAATTCTGTAAACAACAGGAACTTCAAAAGGCGATGGACAGAGCCCAAAAAATTATTAATGAAGGTGATTTTGAATCTTACGATAAAGTTGAAGGACTTGTTCGTGAGGCATTACAAGTCGGAGAAAGAGACACGGGAGTTACCGATATCTTCTCTAACTTGGATACAGTTTTGGATGAGGATTATAGACATCCAATTCCAATGGGAATACCAGGAATTGATAAATTGTTAAAAGGTGGTTTGGCAAAAGGTGAGATTGGTGTTATCCTTGCTCCAACAGGAGTTGGTAAGACAACAATCTTAACTAAGATTGCCAACACCGCATTTAACTTGGGTTATAACGTTCTTCAGATATTCTTTGAGGACAACCCGAAGATTGTTCAAAGAAAACATTTTACCCTTTGGACAGGAATTGCTCCCGATAACTTGGTTCAACATAAAGAAGAAGTTATGGAAAAAATTGGGCAAATCAAAGAGACAATGAAAAATGAATTGGTGTTAAAGAAATTACCATCGGATTCAATGACAATGTCTCAAATTAAAAACCAAGTAAGAAAAATGATTGCCGACGGAAACAAATTGGATTTGATTCTGTTAG